GTGGAGTTGACAAACTCCACGGCACTGGCCCCGTAGGTCATGGAAAAGCGCATCGCATCACGCTGCACGGTTTTCAGTGCCGTACTGTCCACGCCGCGCGCCGAGGCTTCGTTAAGGGCGTCGTACATTTCGATAGCCGGACTCAGCGCCCCTTTCACCGTTTCCGCCACACCCCACATGGCCAGCGCGCCGCCGCCGATACGCTTAAAAGCCTCTTTTGATTTATCAGCAAAGCCCGTGACAGAATTCTGCGCCTGTTTTAACGGGCGCGTTAATTTGTCGATAAGGCTTAATGTAAAATCCAGCTGTTTCATTCCGAGCCTTTAAACGCGATACCCACGCCATTGGCTACCGCCACGGACATATTTTCCCAGTAGCGGTTATCCAGCCAGATGGCGGCGGCAATATCATCAATATTATCCTGCCCGGTCGGCAGATAATGGCGGCGTAAAATTAAATACTGGTCGAGTCCATTTTGTTCAATCGCCTGGACTCGTTTCGTTAGTTTTTTACTTCAATTTCCAGTTCAGGCGCGTACAGCTCGTTAATTTTCCCGACCAGCTGCAGGGCCGCGCCCGGACGCTTAATAATTTCGGCCAGCGCTTCTTTGCTTTCTGCCGCCACAATACGATTAAGATAGTTATTCGCCGGGGCGACTTTATTATCCATCGACATTTCGTTAATGAATTTGTTATAGGCGGTCTGGTTCGGCTCAAAGGTAATTTCAGTACCGGCCACGACAAGTTTAATTTTTTCCATTTAATAACGTCTCTCTTTGGTTAATTTCGTCAACAAGCTGGTTATGGCGTGCGGCGCACTGCCCGTACAGCTCCAGATAAAGGGTTAATAATTCCGCCGCATCCCTGCCGGTTGTGCCGGTCAGGCGCGGCAACTGCGTGCTGCATTTAGTTTTCAGGTTTTCCTGATAACGCACGTTCGGCGCTGGCGGTGGCGTCGTTGTACATGCTGACAAACTCATCAGACAGACAGCGGCTGGTAAACACCGGCTTAACCAGCTCCGTGCGGATTTCACGCGGTGACGCATTGCGTAAAGCCTCCAGTTTTTCTTCCAGCGCCCGGCCCGACTTGCTGGCCGCGTCCTGCACCTGTTTGCCGGTGGCCGCTGCGGTGCGCTGGATGGCCAGGTCGATGCTGTCACGCTGCCAGCCTGCGGCCTTCCAGCCCCCGGCGAACGCCAGCACCAGGGCAACCATCACCGCCAGTGCGGCCCGGCTCATCAGCGCACCCCGTTATGTTCAAGGCTGAAATGATTGCCGTCCGGGTTGGTTTTAAAACGCCCGCCCCAGCTGCCGCCCAGTGATTCCCAGTATTCGCCCAGCGGCAGATAATCTTCCGTGCGCGTGGCGTATTTACCGTTAATGAACAGGTTAAAATCCACGGCCAGGCGCTGGGTATGCAGGCTGTTGCTGATGCCGCTGCCCTTCTTCGCATTCAGCGCCGCCTGCTCAGGCGTGCGGTACGCTTCGCCAAAAGTCAGGCGATAGCCCTTTTCTTCGGCCCAGTGGATGAGACTGGCCACCATGACGGTGAACAGCTGCTGCTTTTCGCTTAAGGTCACTTAATTGCCTCCCTTGCTGAATAAACCGCTGATACCCTTTTTACGCAGCCAGGCTTCCACGCCGCTTAAGCCCAGGATACCCAGCGCCGAACCAAACCCAATCAGCGCCAGCGGGTGAATATCCGGCACCAGATAGAGCACCACGCCCGCCATCAGTGACAACGCGCTGCCAACAATCACCCGGCCCGCCACCAGGCGAATCGTGATTGGCTCGTCACTGGTCAGCATCTTGCCGAGGGCGATAAGCCCGCCCATGATAAGCAGCGCCCAGAAGCCCTTTTCGTATTCCTGCATTCCCTTCCCTTACCCGATGAGGTTTTCAGTGGCTTCCGGTTCCAGATACGGAACGCCGTCAATGTTAATAAAGCGCGGATCGGTGACCTGGTATTTCACTTTGCGCGTGGACAGCGCGCCGCCCTTCTGATCGATGTCCAGAATGCTGCTCAGGTTCATCTTGCAGCCGAACGCCTCCACCTTTGATTCCTCATCGCCCGCTTTCGCGTAAAAGAGGTAATCCACCGGCGGGATGCCGCGCCAGGAGCCATAGCGCTGGGCCAGCCCCTTAAGCACGGCCAGCGCCTTGATGCTGAACTCAATTTCGCCTTCGGCAGACACATCGCCATCCACGAAACCATCCGGCACGCCGCGCGTCTGTACTGCCGTGGTGTTGTCGGTAATGTCGAGCGTGATTTTTTCGGCATGGACAAGCGTGCCGTCGATGTAAAAATCAAAAGACATACCGGAAATACGCTTACTCATGCGCTGGCCTCCAGACTCTGATCAAGCACCAGGCTAATCGAAATTTGCAGCGGCACTTCATACGTGCGTACCACGATGTAAATTTCCACCTGCTTTTTTGTTTTCCAGACGATGGACACGTCGCCATCCTGCGGCGGCTTTACTTCACCGGGAAACGTCACGCCGTTGATTTCAGCGGCCTTTGACATTTCGCGCAGCGGCTTCGCAAACAGCGACTGATGCGCCGCAATACTGCCCGGCGTGCTGTTCAGCGAGCGATCCGCAATCTTGCCGATGGCCAGCAGACGCACACGGCGGGCGGCCTTATCCGCGATACGCAGCGTTTCGATGGACTGATAATCACCGCCTTCCACGTCCAGCGTGCGCCCGTCTGCCCAGTAGATGCCGTCATAATCGGGATACCACATCGGCACGCTGTAGCGCTGCGCCTCCAGCGCGCGCAGTGTGGCCAGCTCCAGCACCGCGCCGGTGCCGTCCACCGGCATTTCATCGCTGCCGAGACTCAGCAGCGCGCCGGTTTTGGTGCGCGCCGGGCTGTCTGCCACCGTCACGGCACGGTTACACAGCCGCCCGGCCAGCACGCCCGGCTCGTTACCCCAGAGACGGGGAACCAGCTGCACCGCCTTTTCGGCAATTCCGGCCTGTAGCTCAGAAAGGCGCTTGAGGTAATCCGCCTGCCCTTCGTCGGGCTGCATCCCCTGCACCGCCAAGGCAAACCACACCCAGCGGCCATATTTTGCAATCAGCGTGGATCGCAGCGTGGCAGCCTGGTTAATCACGGCCTTGTCGGTCACATCATCCGAAAGCACCACGCCTTCCACGGAACACGACACCTGCGCGGCCAGCACCGCATTAACCCACGCATCCGCCCCGCCATCCTCAGCCAGCGGATGCACAAACGCCCACCAGTTCTGGCCTGCGTTCGCCTGTGCCGCCTTCAAATCACGCTTAAGCGGGCTGTCAGCGGCACCCAGCAGCGCATCAAAATCCGTCTGCGCGGTAACGGCCAGCGTTTTGCCGGTATTGGTTTTGGCCGTGCCGGTAAACAACACCACGCGCTCCACCTCACTGGTTTCGCCCTGTAGCTGGTTTACCTGGTTCACGTCCACACTTGGCCAGGTCATTGTCTCCCCCTGATATCCTGCGCATTCACATCCCAGCCAAAGCCAATGGCTTGCAGCTGGCGCGCCAGCGCCTTATTAAATTCTTCGTCGCTCATGCCGAGAAAGGCACGCGCGGGAAGGTCGATTGTCCAGCTTGTTTTTGCTGCCCTGCCGGTCAGTTTGCGGATCAGCAAACCGGCCTGCGCATAAGGCATCGTTTCGGTAATCTCGCGGTAGCCAGGCTTTTTCATCCGCTTCCCGCGCTTCACCTGATACCCCAGCGCCCGTAGCTTTTTGGCCTGGGCGATGGTGGCCATTTTTCCCGCCGTCGCCTCGCGTGGCTGCGCGCTGCGGTTGATGCGCATCTTCATGCCGTTCTGCTGGCTCCAGGCCACGGCACCGGCAGCAACCGGTGTTTTGCCGTTGCGGTAGCCGCCGCCCGCCAGGTAAACCCTCACCGCGTCGATTTCCGGCATTTCCCGGATATGCAGCAGCTTCGGCATGTTGCGCAGCATCTTTCCTTTGCGCTTCGTCTGGCGGCCCGGCCATGCCTGGCCATCCGGTGACTGCTGGTTGCGCACGTTGCGTTTTGCCGCGGCGATCAGCCCGTATTTCGCAAGACGCCACAGCAGGCGCTGACGCTTTCGGGGCGGCAGCTCCAGACTGGCCAGCGCCCCGCGCAAATCTGCCAGCTGCTTTTTGTTCAGCTCTCCGCCGACAAACATCACGCATCCCCTATCGGTGCGCCGGTTTCATCCACCCCGTACACCTGGGCGCTTAATGCCGTCCAGATTTCCGGATCAACCAGTGACCAGCGCTCACCGCGAAACGGAATAGCGCCTTTCTCATCCCTGCGGATCACCAGTTCTTCCACCAGTGGCACAGACAGCACCACCGTGGCGGTTTCCGCATCCTCCACCGTGACATCCCACTGCGGATCGGCATCGGTGATACCGACATGCTCCATCAGTTCGCTGCCGTATTCGTCCAGCCAGACTTCCAGCAGCGAAACCAGCAGCTGCGGCGGGCAGAGGCGATACGGGAAACGCTCCCAGCTCAGTAAGGCGTTGTAGCGGATCAGCGCCTGCCGGTACTGGTCAAGGCCCAGCTCTTTGGCCGCCGGCACCACCTGCATTTCATCAATCACGCTGTCAAAGCCCTGCCGGGCGCGCTCCGGGATGTTTTCACTGAAAAATTCAGTCAGTGATTCCAGCTGTGTT